AGGAGTCGAGCGATAAGTGCCCTAGTGCGCCGCGCAGTAGTTGGGAGGCTTTCATCTTGTCTTCGTTCCAGCGGCGATGCCAAGATACTGCTTGGCGTATTGTGGGAAAGACGCGACGTCCAGCCAGATGACTGGGATGCCGCGGACGGTTTTGTTGTTGACCCACACCGGGCCGATGTGCATCCGGTGGTGTTTGAGCAACGAGGTGAACTTGTTCGGTGAGCGAGGGATTTTGCCCACCACGTAGTCGTAGATCGTGAACAGCTCCTCGCGGCTCACGCTGCATTGCCCGTTGCTCGCTGTGCGCAGCATGAGGTTCTTGAGCACATGGGTGTACTCGTCGACCTGCATCTTGACCAGCACGTTGCGCATATGGCTGTCGTCGGTGGGCATCTGCTCCAGGAAGAAGCTGAATTTACCGTCGAAGAAGCCGTTGCACACGGTGTCGATGCTGGTCTCGGACAAAGCGATCATGGCGTCGCGGTCGCTATTGTTCATCACTTGGCGCGCTTTGGCTTCGTCCATCGGGTAGCTCAGCAGGTAGTCGTGAAACGCTTGCAGCTCTTTGTCAATCTTTTCGAAGTCTGCGTCGCTGATGTCGATCTTTTGCGTCTGGTACTTGCCGATGTTGAAACGTCGGTCGCCTTTGTCGATCATCACTGGGTCGCTCATGTTGGACATGAAGATCCAGTTGGTGTAGTTGCGTTGCTCGATGGCATTGGCGTGCATGGCACGGATGGGCACGAACTCCTCAGTGATGAAGTTCTTGAGCTTGGCCATGATGCCCTTCTCGTTCCCCAGTGCTTTGATCTGCGTCTCGTCGACGAAGACCATGAGCGCGTCGGCCATGAAGTGGTTGTATTTCTCGTTGAGCTCCTCCATGCGCCTGGACGCTGTGTGGGGGTGGAACAGCGGGCGCAGGATGTTGTTGGTCAACACGCCCTTGCCAGTGCCTTGCGTACCGTGCATGACCCAGGCGGTCTTGGTGCGGTCGCGCTTTTGCAGCACGCATGCGGTCCAGTTGATGAAATGCTCGGTGATGTCGACGTCGCCACCCAGCGCGTGGTGAATGACTTTGAAAATGGTCGGTGGGCACTTGGTGACTTTTTTGGCCACTTGCTTCATGTAGGTACTGGGCGTGAAGCGGTTGACGACCTTGTTGGCCATGTCCACACGCACGTTGTCGTGTGGGTCAAACACAAGATCCCACTCCGGGACAAAGTCACCAATCGGAATGCCGTGCTGCGAGCAAAAGTGGCGCAGCTGGGTCTCGTTCTTGGCGGGGTAGATGTCTAGCGAGTCAGTACCCGCGTCGTAAGTGCCGCGCCAGTACATACCGGTTTGTTTGTCGCAGAACGCCAGGTACGTGACACCAGCGCTTGACGTTCGAGAAGCTCCGTTATTGGTGAGCTCTTGCCAGTATTCGGGCAGTAGCTCTTTGGTGAGGTACGTGGGCTCGCCTTTGAAGTTGTAGATGTAGTCGGGCTTGTTGTCTGGGTGGTAGTAGGCCCAGCTGTCTCCGCCGTTGAGGTTGAAGTAGATGAAGCCACGGTCTTCCTTGATGTCGGTGATAACGCATGCGTCGGGCTTGAGCATGACTTCGGTGCCGGCCACTGACTTGTAGTTGTACTTGCGCTTGGGCAGACCAGCTGCGTCACGCATCTCGTCGATGCGCTTGTGGGTGGATGCTTTGTTTTTCTCAGTCGACGCGACCAAGGCAATGAGGTCAAAGCGCTCGAGCTTGCGCTGGATGAACTCGATCCGGGGCTGCTTGCCCATCGGGTCTTTCATGCCTTTGAGCACCGGGGGCGCAATGTAGATCAGCTTGTCGTTCTGACATGCGCTGATGTCGAGTGGCCAGCGGATGGAGTTGTTGGTCTTGGTGAGTTCCATGGCCGCGGACAACGCAGGGATTTCATGGTTCATCTGGATCAGCCACTGCTTGAGCAGAGGTGCAGCAACAGGGCGCTCAAGGAGGACGAACACGTGAGCACGCAAGCTGTTGTCGTACACCTTGTAGGAAGCTGACCACTGCACGATGTAGCTGTAGTCGGCCAAGCCCATGGCAGCGAGAAACGAGTCCACGGTAGCGGGCGCTGGAATGCCGTCGAGGTCAAGCACCAGCCAGTCTGTTGGAGAGGACGCGTTGGTTGCACCAGCACGTGACTCGGTCACCAGGGGTTGGGCGATCTGGCCTTTGAGGAGGCAGTGGCCACGAGCAGCGTGACGGCGCAGCGCTGCCTCGAACTCTCGAAGGGTCGTGACGTCTTCGGTCTCGGAGGAAAACTCCCACGTCATGGGGTACGGAGTCTTCTCGATGGCGGTTTTTGTCTTGACGAAGGTCTTGGTTAGGGGGGTCGAACCTAACAGAAAATGGAGTTTCATAATGTGAAATCTACTTACTTTATGTGAAATGCACTGTTTGGAGGGCCGGGGCACATATTACATGGGCTAGAAGTGCAAGTTCGTAGGGGGAACGTAAGCCTTTTTAGCCAGCTTCTTACACTCTTATATTCTTACGATATTATTATTATTATTATTAAAATATATATATAAGAGTATAAAAGAGAATCTATAGTAGAAACGGAGCCAAAACTTCGAAAGCGTTAGGTGGCTAAAGTCCGTCAACAGTGACGACAGCAAAAGAGCTGCCCACCCCGTGGGGCAGGCAGCTGTGGGCTAGGGCTTAGTCGATCGCGCGTGCCATCCGTTTCTGACCACGTTGGTGATCGAGCTCAAGCTGCGTGAGCGTGGAGCCGTTTTCCATTTGGTCACGGTCGCTGAACTTGGCTTTGATCAACGCCTCGAGTGCACCGGCGCACTTGAACGTGCACTCGGCAAGATGGCCGAACGCGATGGGTGTCGTGGACTTGGCCAAGTCACCACGCACCCTGATGAGCGCTGTGAGGCAGTACTGCGCAAGCGTGCGCTGGTTGCTGTAGGGCAGCTGGTCAAAGCGTGTGTCCTCTTCGGCGAACATCGACGCTGCTCGAAGAACTTCGAGCAGTGGGTTAACCAGCTCCTTGTTTTTCTGCAAGCGGTTGAATGCTTGGGCTGAGTCTGCTTCGCAGTAGGCTGCGTAGATGCGAGCCTCTGCCGCTTCGTCACCGCGTGCTTCGACTTTTGCCAAGGTGGCGTAGTTTGTACGCGACTGCAGCGACGGCGGCACGTCTTCGAGTGAGCTCACTGGCTTGGCGTGTTCCGCGTCGAGCAACTCGCGAAAGCTCTTGGCACGGTAGTCCTTGTCAGCCAATGCAGACGCATTAGCTGCTGCGTCGTGGTAGTGGTTGCTGACTGCCATCAGCTGCGCAAGGGTTTTCTCTGGGCCCTCTTGTTCGTACAGGCTGGCGTGCTGGAGCTCTGATCCGACGGTCAAGCAAAAGTTGGCAAACCCCTCGCGGTTGTCACGCTCGGGGTCGGAGTAACGTGCGAACAGAAGCGCACGTGCTGCCTGGATGCACATCGTGTCGATGCGCCAAGCAACGCTGCTCATCGTGCGGCCGTACAGCTGCGGATGCACAGCTGTGTAGTCCTCGAGCAAGTCGATAGGGTCGGCATACGTTGTGCCGTGTGTCACCTTGACGCCTGCGTTCTGCAGTGCGGTGGCGATAGATGTGGTGGCTGGCAAGGTGTGGGTCTTGGACATTGGGATTTACCTAAGTTGAGGTTGGGTTGTTTGGGCAGACGCCCCGTGTACGCACCTGGGTAGATGCGCACACAGTGAGTTAACCGAATTTTGCGACGTGCACCTTTCGTTCATCCTCGTTTCTGCGGACGGTGTCTACGATGCTCTTCGAGTCGTACAGCCCAAGGCCGTACTGGGCGCGGACGAACTTGATGAGAGTCACGACGTTGGTCTGCCTGTTGTTGATCAAGTCGATCTCCGCTTCAGTCAGGTCGATCTGCTTTACTAAGGTTGGGTAGAAGATGGCGATGCGGTTCATGTGTTTGCCTGGTTTGGGTTGGTGAGGTGAATGCCTCGCACTGAGCACTGCTTAGAGTGCTCAGTAGGTCGCATTCAGAGCTTAGAGGTCGAGTGCCTCACGCTCCTGTTTCAGCTCCAGCAGCTCCATGGGGTCCATGCCCCAGTCGTTGTCGATGCCGATGTCGTCGCTGCGGTGGCGGATGTCCTCGTCAGCAGCGGTGGACAGGACGTGTTGCTCTTCGTATAGGTAAACCATGTTGGTTCTCCAAGCGGTAACAAGCCAAGATTGGCGAAAGAGATGAGTGACACAGCCCATGTACCCATGGGCTGTGCGTGTTGGTCAGACGGGCGTGCGTTCTTCGACGTAGCGCTCGATGAAGTCCTGGTACTCACGCTCGGTGAACCCGCCAGCCTCATCGGCTGCAATGCTTGCTTCTTCGTACAGTTGCTCGCTGGCTTGCAACGACAACTCAAAGTCGTCGCATGGGTCGCCACGCAATTGCTCGCGTAGCAATTTGCGCATGTCAGCCTTGTGAGCCAGGTCGTCGTCCACGGCAGGCGTGTACTTGATCGCGCCCAATCCGATGAGCTCTGTCATCGCGGCAGGGAAGGTTTTGGCAAACTCGTCGAGGGTGCCCCCGAACACAGCATCGGACGGGGTCTTGCCCAAATGTATGATTTGCTGCCCAGTGACGGACACTGAGCTGCCGTCAAGCAGCAGTACGTTGAGTGTCATGTAGCCCATGTGATAACTCCAAAAAGTGAATGAACAAAATAGACGAGTGACGCAGCCCATGTACCCATGGGCTGCGATGTGGCTTAGAGCTTCGAGCTGACGTCGAAGTAGCCTGGTTGGTACACACCGTTTTGCACAGATCCGTAGATCTTGGTGGCGCCACTTATGACCAAACTGCAGGTAAGCGCACCGATAGTTGCGACCATTACCCCACTAAAGGTCCCCCAGTGCAGCAAGCACAATGCGATGAAGATTAGTGCATCCATGAACACAGGATGCGACAAGATCCACATGCGTACGGACCAGTTGCATTTGACGAGAGTCACCAGTAGGCCAATGCCTACGATGATGCCCATCTCGATCATGTCGCCACCTCATCGCTGCGCTTGGCGAAGAAACCGCGCACGCTGTTGAACGCGGACTTGGCCATGATGTCAACGTTGCCGGTGAGAATCGAACGGGCGACGATGCCGCCGACCTGGTACGAAGCGAACAATGTCGCGAGCACACCGAGAAAATAAATGCAGATGGCGATGAACGCCGAACCCGTGATGGACAGCGCCATCAACGTGAGGACGCTAATGATCGGGGCAGCGATGTACCCGATGCCAGCACCGACGAAGAAGCAAGCAACCGCAGTAGCTGCGATGCGCTTCCAGCTGGCGCCGGTGCCCTCGCCGAGTGCTGCGCGCATGGACTCGAACCACGTCGGTGCGACGGGCTCGACGAAGGTGGACTCAACATCGATGGGCTCGATGTGGTCAACGGGCTTAGCGCGGGACTTGCGAGTGGTGGTGCGTGTGGGCATGAGATAACTCCAATAAATAAAGACAAGAGCAAAGACGCTCAAAATAAATACGTGAAACAGCCCCGGTACTCCGGGGCTGTTGTGTCAGATGCGGACCGTGCGGCCGTCACACGACAGCTCCGCATTCCATCGCTTGCCGTTGGAGCTGAGATCCAACAGCCAGTTGCGTGTGCGGTGCTCGTCGAGCTTGACAACGACGTCTGCCCACATGCGGGCAAGTGCGGCTTTCGCCGCTTCGTTGTTGTGACCTCGCTCAAAGGCAGACCAATACTGGTCACCGTTGCTGTTGACATTGGATGCGAAGGAGAACGAGTAGGAACGTGAGGACATGAGATAACTCCTAGAGGAAAAGAAAAGACGAAGATTTAAGCACCGTACCCGAGCATGAGCCCGAGTGCGATGAACACGATGACGGTGCAAGCACCGCAAACGAAGTCGCTCATGCTGCGACCGCCGGGGCTGGCGCCCGCTCGAACTTAGAGCTGAGCCATGCGCTCAACTCTTCGAACTTGCGGCCGAGTGCGACCATGCTGCTCGTGGCGTACCCGGCCCAAAGCATCATGACGAGGACGCAGATCAACATGCCGACGAGCGCGGACACGATGAAGGCGATGAGCGCAACAATGAAACTGCTGCAGCTCCATGCAACTGCAACGGCAATGCCGAAGTTGATGAGGCCGAGGCAGGTGGACACGACCTTGGCACCGAGTGTGGCGTGCCTCACGTCGGTGAAGAAGTCGGAAGAAGTGGAAGCGTTTGCGTTCATGATGAACTCCAAGAAAGGTTGAAAGACAAAGAAGATGTGTGACGCAGCCCCGGTACCCCGGGGCTGCGAGTGGCTGCGCTCAGACCGTTTCCTCGAGAACGCGGTCTTCGGCTTCGGCGCAATCGGGCACCATGCGGCTGATGGAACGCGAAGCGCTGTAGCGGGTGCGCTCCCAGAGCTGGCCTGAACCGTCACGGTAGGTAGTGACGGTGGGGGTAGGGATAGCCTTGGGCTGAGGCGCCTGCACGACGGGCTTGGTGCCGCGTGTGTTGAGTGCGGACTCAAGCTCGGCGATGTGCGCGCGCTGGTTGCGGTACACAGTGGTGGCGATGGCCAGCCTTGCCTCGAGGGCTGCGATGCGTGCCTCGTATGCAGCGGCTTGGGATGCGAGTGTGATGCGTGCCATGGTAGGTACTCCTAGGTGGACAGGTTGTGGGCATGTGCGCCCCTGAGCGAGATGCTCAAAATAGATGCGCGACTAAGCCCCTGTACCCAGGGGCTTAGGGTCCCCCTCTGCGGGTGGGATGGAACTGAATCCGAAGTGGGGTAGTCCGATCCCGACCCGGGGGGAGGGGACCCGCGCCCCCGATTCCCAAAAAATTTCATAATTTTTTTTCCCAGAAACCAAACCTCTAACCTCTAAGTTAGAATGCGCTCCATGACCGCGCGCTCAACTCGCCCCGAAGCCATTGCCAGATCGGCCCAGCGCGAAGACCTCACGCCAAAAGAAAAAACGCGCCGTGGTGTTCGTGGTGTTGACCCCAAAGCCACCATCACCGAAGCCCGCTCCCGTGGCATCAACACCAGCACCAACGCCGGTGCCGAGTCCATCAGCCCCGACAAGCCCCTGACCGAGAAGCAAAAGCTGTTCGTCAAGCACTGGGCTGAAGGAGAGTCGATCACCACCGCCAGCGCGCGGGCGGGCTACAACGACGGGGCGTCGATCGCCTACCGCATGGTCCGCATGCCCAACGTCCTGGCGCTGAAGGCCAAGTACGCAGCAGCCTACGAGGCGGTGTCCGAGATGACCCGTAAAAAAGTCATGGACATGCTCCTGGAGAGCTACGACATGGCCAAGCTCATGGCCGAGCCGGCCACGATGGTCAGCGCGGCCCGTGAGGTCGGCAAACTTTGCAACTACTACGCTCCGGTCGAGCATCGGGTCAAGATTGACGTGACTGGCAACGTCATCTTGGACCGCATGAACAGCCTGAGCGACGCCGAGCTGCTCAAGGTGATCAGCGCCAGCGCGCCAGAGCCCCTGCAGCTGCTCGAAGACGTCAGTGACGCCGACGAGTGATGGCCAAGCCCACCGCCGCTGAGATCGAGCTGGCCTCCCGGCTGCTGTCGCGCCGCCGCCTGCTGCCCTTCACCCAGCGCATCAACCCGCGCTACCTGGCCGGGTGGGTCCATGAGGACATCTGCAGGCGCCTGGAGAAGTTCAGCGACGACGTGATTGCGGGTAAGAGCCCCCGCCTGATGATCCTGATGCCGCCGCGGCACGGAAAGTCGGAGCTGGGCTCCCGGATGTTCCCTGCCTGGCACCTGGGCCGCGCACCCGACCACGAGGTGATCGCCTGCTCGTACAACGTGGGCCTGGCCATGTCCTTCAGCCGCAAGGTGAAGGAGGTCCTGGAGGACCCGGCCTACCACCCGGTGTTTGAGACCCGCCTGAACCCCGATTTCCAGGGCGCTGAAGAGTGGGGCGTCCAGGGCAAGCGCGGCGGCTACGTGGCCGCTGGCGTCGGCGGCGGTATTACCGGCAAGGGCGCACACATACTGACCATCGACGACCCAATCAAAAACGCGGAAGAGGCCGACAGCGCCGACAACCGCGAAAAACTCAAGGAATGGTATGACTCCACCGCCTACACGCGCCTGGCTCCAGGCGGTGGTGTCCTCATCGTTCAGTGCATGGTGGGGGACACCCCTGTGCGCCTACCGGATGGGTCTGAGAAGCGCTTAGACGAGGTTCGTGCGGGGGACGTGGTGGCCACCTACGAGAACGGGGAGCTCACGGCCTCCAGGGTCGCTGCATGGAAGAGCAATGGTCGTGATAATGTGTTTACAATCACGACGAGTTCCGGTAAAATAGTGCGAGCGAACGGGCGACACCCGTTCCTGGTCTCCACCACCGAAGGGCTCAGATGGGTAAGAACGAACGACCTAACTACGGACCACAAAATCGTAGCCTTGAAGGGCAGTGGGGGAAGTGGAAAGGCGTCGTCTGCGCCGCTGAAGGCTGCGAGCTGCCCGTCAACTGCCGGGGGCTGTGTGCCTCCCACTACAGTAAGCAAAAGTGGGCTGACGGATACCGGGCGCCCTCCGTCAACCCAACGTCCCAGCGAGAGCGGCACCTCAAACACCGGTACGGCCTCACGCGCGAAGCGCATGATCGGCTCTTGGCTGAGCAGGGCGGCAAATGCGCTGTCTGTGGTGACGCGCCCGAGCGCACGCCTTCCCACTGGCGTGGAGGACTTTGCGTCGACCACTGCCACGAAACCGGCAAAGTTCGTGGATTGCTATGCAACGGCTGCAATACTGCTGTCGGGCATACAAAAACTGAACGTGTCGCGCTCGCCGTGGCCGAATACATCCGAATTCACAGCTGACCGAGTTGTCAGCATCGAGTCAACTGGCGTTGAAGAAGTGTTTGACGTCCAGATCGACCGGACAGAGAACTTCATCGCCAACGGCCTGGTCAGCCACAATACCTGGTGGCACGATGACGACCTCGCCGGTCGTCTTCAAGTTGCGATGGCCGCAGACCCCGAAGCCGACCAGTTCACTGTCATCAAATACCCTGCGATTGCGGAGACCGACGAATACCTCGACTTTGAGACGGACCTGATCGTCGATTCCGAGCCCGCAAACGGCAAACTGCTGCGCCTCAAAGGCGAAGCGCTGCACCCGGCGCGATACGACATCCAAAAGCTCAACCAGATCAAGCGCACGATCAGCACGCGTTTCTGGTCGGCCCTGTACCAGCAGAACCCGGTGCCCGATGACGGCAGCTACTTCCTGAAAGAGCACTTTCGCCGCCAGGACCTGCCGCCGACCCACCGCTGCAACGTGCTGATCGCCTGGGACTTCGCCATCAGCGAAAAAAAGACCAACGACTACACCGTGGGCACCGTCGGGCTGCAAGACGAGAACGACCAGCTGCACATTGCCGACATTGTGCGGTTCAAATCGGGCGACAGCCTGTTCATCATTGAAGCGATCTTGAACCTGGCCAAGAAATGGTACAGTCCTGCGATGCAGATCGGCTTCGAGGACGGTCAAATCTTCCGTGCAATCGAATCTCTACTCAAGAAACGAATGAGAGAACGCAGTTTCTACCCCTCCACGGTCACTTTGAAGCCCATCAGCGACAAGCTGGCGCGGGCGCGGCCGCTGCAGGGCCGGATGCAGCAGGGGGCGGTCAGTTTCGCCACCAGCGCTGACTGGTACGACGTTTGCCGCACCGAAATGCTCCGGTTTCCAGCCGGTGCGCACGACGACCAGGTCGACAGCCTGAGTTGGATGGTCCAGATGTCGCTCAACAGCGCCGCGCCGCGCCGCGCCGAGCACAAACAGCCCGCTTCCTGGCGCGACAAGCTCAAAACCGGTGGTTCCAAGTCATTCATGGCGGCTTAAACCCGCGAACCAACCGAACCAACGCCCATGCCCATCAATACTGAGCTCTCCTACAAGACCTGGTGCCGCTACGCCCGGGTGAGGGATGATGGGCACTCGCGGTTCGTCGAAAAAGCCGATTTGTGCGAGCGCTTCTTCCTCGGCGACCAGTGGCGTGCGGCAGACCGCGCTGTGCTCGAGTCCACCGGCCGGCCAGCGCTCACGATCAACAAGATCATGTCGACGATCTCGAACGTCCTGGGCGAACAGATCAACAACCGGGCCGAGATCGCGTTTCGGCCCCGTTCCGGCGCCCCAGCGGCCACCGCCGACGCGCTGACCAAGGTGTTCAAGCAGATCAGCGACAACAACCAGCTCGACTGGCTGCGCAGCGACATGTTCGCTGACGGCATCATCTCGGGCCGCGGGTTCCTCGACATCCGGCTGGACTACGGCGACAGCGCCCAGGGTGAGGTCAAGATCACCGGCCTGAACCGCAAAAACGTGATGATCGACCCCGACGCCGATCAGTACGACCCCGACACCTGGAGCGAGGTGTTTACGACGAAGTGGATGACCGCCGACGACATCGCGGTGCTCTACACCAAAGCCGACGCCGATCTGCTGCGCCGCAGCAGCGTCGACTCGTTCCCGTACGGCTACGACAGCGTGCAGTCAAGCCGCGACCGCTTCGGCACTGCCGACACAGCGGCCTACAACACCGGCTCTGACCAGACCAACGTCGTGCGCAACATCCGCGTGATCGACCGGCAGTACCGCCAGCTGCACCGCCAGAAGTTCTTCCTGAGCCCAGCCACCGGCGACATGCGCCCGGTGCCCGATGACTTCGATCAAGCGAAGATCGCCTATTTCGTCGAGACCTTCGGCTTCACCATCGTGTCCAAGGTCGTGCGGCGCATCCGCTGGACCGTGGTGGCCGATAACGTCGTGCTGCACGACGACTGGAGCCCGTACAAGCACTTCACCGTGGTGCCGTACTTCCCGCACTTCCGCCACGGGCACACCCTGGGCCTGGTCGAGAACCTGCTGGGGCCGCAGGAGCTGCTGAACAAGGTCACCAGCCAAGAGCTGCACGTGGTCAACACCACGGCCAACTCAGGATACAAGGTCAAGTCCGGCGCGCTGCGCAACATGACCACCGCCGAGCTGGAGCAAAAGGGCGCGCAGACCGGTCTGGTGGTCGAAGTCGACGAAATCGCCAACATCGAGAAGCTGACCCCCAACCAGGTGCCCCAAGGCCTCGACAGGATCAGCTACAAGGCCGAGGAGAGCATCAAAAGCATCTCCGGGGTATCTGACTCCATGCAGGGCATGGATCGCGCTGACGTGGCCGCTAAGGCCATCCAGGCCAAGCGCCAGGCCGGTAGCACGAACCTGGTCAAGCCCCTGGACAACTTAGTGCGCACTGACTTCTTCATTGCTCGCAACGTCCTGTGCCTGGTGCAGGAGTTCTACAGCGAAGAGCGCCTGATCACGATCACCCACGACCAGGCCACTGGCCAGAGCGAGACGTTCTCGATCAACCAGCCCAACCCCCAGGAAGAGACCGGCGAGGAGCCGGAAGAGGCGCCGTATCAGGCCATCCTGAACGACCTGACGCTGGGCGAGTACGCCGTGGTGGTCAGCTCGGTGCCGCGCCGCGAGACGATGGAGGACAGCCAGTTCGAGCAGGCCATGGCCATGCGCGAAGCCGGCATCATGCTGCCAGACAGCATCCTGATCGACTCCAGCCGCCTCGTGAACAAGAAGGACATCATCCGCCAGATGGCAGGCGACCAGACCAGCCCAGAGGCGATGGCTGCGAAAGAGCTGCAGCAGCGCGGGCAGGCCGCTGAGGTGGCCAAGGCCGAGGCGGAGGCTGGCCAGAAGCAGGCTGACGCCGGCCTGAAGCAGGCCAAGACGCAGGAAACCACGGTCAAGGCCCAGGTGCTGGCCAACACCCCGATCGAGCCCCCAGGCGGCACCGGTGGCGGCAAGAACCCCGAAATCGAGATGGCTGAGGCCGAGCACAAGGCCGACATCGAAGAGCGCACCCTGGCGCACAAACAGCGCATGGACATGATGGAGCACGGCCGCAAGACCCGCGAGAGCGAGGACAAGATGGCCATGCAGCAGAACGACATGGCCCAAAAACGCATGGACGAGCGTGTCCAGGCTGTACGAGACGCCGCCGCAGTGGCAGCGAAACCCCCGTCGACGGCGCAGGTTGCCAACCGGTCCCGGTTGCCCACGTCGAAGTCTTAACTCTAAGGTAGAACCACAATGAACCCACGCCATTTCTTCCGCCTGCACAGCCCCGATGACGCGTCCGGCGGCGGTGGCCCGGTTGACCGGGGCGACGAGTTCACCCCGCCTGTAGCGCCCGTGGCGCCACCAGCCGCGCCCGCAGCCCCCGTGGCGCCTACTCCTGAGGACAAGGCCCTGGCTGCTGAGCTGGGCGCTGGCGACCCCGACGACGCGGATGACGCCTCCGCCGACAAAGACAAGAAAAAGGACTCCCGCATCCCCCTGAGCCGCCACGAAGCGGTGCTGCAGAAGGAGCGCGACAAGCGCGCCGACCTGGAGCGCCAGCTGGCCCAGTTCAGGAAGGGCGACGAAATCGCTGAGGTGAACACCGAGATCACCTCGCTGGAGTCGAACATCATCAAGCTGGAGAAGGACTACGCGTCGTTCCTGGCCGACGGCGAGGTGGATAAGGCCACCGCCATCATGGCGCTGATCCGCAAAGACGAGCGCACCATGGCCGAAGCCAAGAGCGACATGAAGATCCAGGCCGCAGAGATCCGTGCGGCTGAGCGCGTGCGTTACACGACCGTGCTGGAACGCATCGAGACCAGCTTCCCGTCCCTGAACCCCGACCACGAAGCCTACGACGCTGAGGCCGAAGCCGAGGTGCTGGACCTGAAGGCCGCGTACCAGTCGCGCGGCATGAGCCCCACAGATGCCCTCCAGAAAGCCGTCAAGCTGATCGTCGAGCCCCGCACCGCGCGCCAGGTGGCAGCGGTGGACACCACGCCGCGCGTGAGCGACAAAGACGTGGCCGCAGAGCGCAAGAAAGACGCCGCCGTGCGCACCGCAGCCGCCGTGAAGGCGACCCCTGCGAGCCTGAACACCGGCCTGGACAGCGACAAGCTGGGCGGGGGCGAGTCCTCGGCCGCAGCAGTGATGGCCATGAGCCAGCGCGAGTTCGCCGCCCTGTCCGACGAGATGTTGTCCAAGCTGCGCGGCGACGAGCTGTGAAGGGGATCACCATGAACAGCATCACCTCACCCGACATGAGCGACAAAGGCGTCGAGGCGCTGATCCAAGCCAAGGGCAAGACCGCTCCACGGGTTACGCCTGCTGACATCGAGGGCAACATTGCCGGCGTGTATTACTTCACCGCAAAGGACGGCGTCCAGGCTGCGCTTCACAGTCAAGATGAATTGACGCGATTAACCGGCGCTCATGCAGAACTTGCGCTTCTCACGTTCTGCGTTCTTTCCCTAAAGAACGGGTTCACCGTCACAGGTGAGTCAGCCTGCGCCAGCCCGGAAAACTTCGACGCTGAGATTGGCCGCAAGATTGCTCGTGCCAATGCAGTCGCCAAAGTCTGGCCTTTGATGGGCTACGAACTGAAATCCAAACTGAATATCTAGTTGTCTCCTTGACGGGTGCAATCCCCGTTTTGAGCCCCGCCCCCAGAAATGGAGCCGGGGCTCTTTTTTTGCCGGTCTTCCACCGTTCTAAGATCTAAGTTAGACTAGACCGCCGACTAGGGCCTGCAGCCTGAAAAGCGCCTCATCAGCGCCGTCGGTAACTTCTCCAGATGACCTTGATGAAGGAACACAATGATCACCCAAGCCGAACTGAAGAGCCTGATGTCTTACGACCCCGAGACTGGGGTGTTTACACGCCTTCCGGGCACGGATGGCAGAGGACGTAAATCCGGCGGGTCAGTCGGGTCCGCACATATTTCTGGGTACCAGTCAGCGATGGTTCAAGGCAAGAACTACATGCTCCATCGCTTGGCTTGGCTCTACATGACCGGTGCATTCCCGCCTGCTGACATCGACCACCGCGACGGGAACAGACGGAGCAACGTCTGGACCAATCTACGGGCGGCAGACCGGGCTGAGAACAACCAGAACATGAGCGTGCGCAAAGACAACTCGAGCGGCGTGCCCGGGGTGTGCCGGGTGGGAGACCGCTGGCGTGTACGGGTGACAGTGCGCGGGACGCACCACCATGTCGGTTATTTTGCCGACCTTACAGCCGCCAAAGACGCGCAGGCAGTAGCCAAGGCGCGATACCACACTTTTCAGCCTGTGGCGCGCGCATCCGTCTAAGATCCAAGTTAGAATCGCACTACGGACTGGTAACCCGATAGACATTACCCACCCTTCGTTGGTCATGACGACACATGGCAAGGCGGCGAAAGCCAATTTGTACATCTGTTTTTATGAAGGAGAGCCGTATGGCACTCACCAACTTTGGCCTGCTCACAAATGAACAAAAGACCATTTGGAGCATGGATTTATGGAAGAACGCACGCAACCAGTCGTTCATCAACAAGTTCTTGGGTTCGGGCACGAACTCGATGATCCAGCACATCACCTCCTTGAAGTCGTCTGAAAAGGGCGCCCGCGCGGTGATCACCTTGCTGGCCGACCTGCAGGGCGACGGCGTGGCCGGCGACCGCACCCTGGTGGGCAACGAGGAGGGCATGCAGACGTTTGAGCAGGTCATCCGCATCGACCAGCTGCGCCACGCCAACCGCCACGAGGGCAAGATGGCCGACCAGAAGTCGATCATCAGCTTTCGCGACAACTCCAAGAACGTGCTGAGCTACTGGCTGGCAGACCGTATCGACCAGATGGCGTTCCAGACGCTGGCTGGCATCGGCTACCAGTTCAAGCCCAGCGGCGCGGCGCGCGTTGGTTCGGACTTGCGCCACCTCGAGTTTGCCGCTGACGTCAGCGCCCCGTCGACCCGCCGCATGACGCGCTGGGACTCCACCGCCGGCGTGCTGCGCTCCAGCCAGACCGGTGGCAACACCTCCGCTGCTGTGACCGCCACCGACTTCCCCGGCTGGAAGATGTTTGTGCAGCTGAAGGCCTATGCCAAGGACCGCTACATCCGTGGCGTCGGTGGCGAAGGCGGTCAGGAGACGTACCACGCCTTCTTGACCCCGCAGGCCATGGCCAAGCTAAAGCAGGACCCGGACTACAACCTGAACCTGCGCCACAGCCAGAGCACCAGCGTCAACGACAAGCTGTACTCCGGTGACAGCGTGAAGATCGACGGCATCTACCTGCACGAGTTCCGCCACGTCCCGAACACCTCTGGCGTGGCCACCGGCAAGTACGGCGCCTCCGGCACGGTGGACGGTTGCCAGGTGCTGTTCTGCGGTGCGCAAGCGCTCGGCATGGCCGACCTGGGTGCCCCCGAGTGGAACGAGGAAGAGTTCGACTTCAAGAACTCCCAGGCCATCGCCATCGGCAAGATCCTGGGCTTCCTGAAGCCCAAGTTCGGCAACATCTACGAAGGCAACGCCGTCGAAGACTTCGGCGTCATCAGCTGCTACGTGGCCCAGTAATCGATTCGGGCGGGCTTCGGCCCGCCTATCGAGAACCCTCTGAAAGAACACCATGAAAAATCTTGCATCCCGTACCGCCCAGTACCCACTGGTCGCCGAATTTACCTTCGCGTTCAACGAATGGGTCGTCGACTCCGTTGACGGCACGAAGAAGACCTTCGGCTCTACCGCAGCCAACTCCACCGACCCCGGTGAGCAGGGCCTGAACGCTGGCACCGGCGTCGTCTTCGACTGCATCCCGATGCCCGTGGGCGCCGTGATCATCGGCGGCGAAGTCATCGTCGAGACCGCCTTCGCTGGCATCGGCGCCGGCGCCACGTTGAACGTCGGCATCGCTGGCGCCACCGGCGCTCTGCTCGCTGCGTTCGACCTGGACGCGGCCACTGTGGGCTCGCGCACGGCGCTGGCGCTCACCGCCCCGCTGGTGGCCAACAACGGTCAGAACCTGCGCATGACAACCGCTGGCCTGACCGCCACGGCCACAGCAGGCAAGGCCCGCATCCGTGTCCAGTACACGATCGACGGCCGCACCAACGAGATCCAGATCACCTGATCGTCGTAGCCACCAGAACGGGCCACTCGGCCCGTTCTTCTCAACCACCAGGAGAAAACCATGGAATACGTCGCCCACCGCGATCTGACGTTCATCTCGACCTCCGGCCGATCGGTCGAGTTCAAAAAAGGTGAGCCCACCTACGCACCGCCCCAGATGCACGCGGAGCTGGTTGCCAACGGCATCATGCCCACCGAAGAAATTCCTGAGCCCGCCAAAGGCGACGGCCCACAAGAGCCAACCGCGGCCACCGAGCGCGAAGCTGCTCTGTTCGCTGCCTACGAGAAGATGTCCCTGGCCAACAAGCGCGAGAGCTTCACCGCCTCGGGCATGCCCCAGCTGGCGCCCCTGTCCAAAGAGCTCGGCTGGGCTGTTGACGCCAAAGAGCGCGACGTCACCTGGATGAAGTTCTCCCAAGACAAGGCTGTCTGAACATGGACAGTACCCAGCTGCTGCAGATCTTCCGCGAAGAGATGTCGGACATGGCGGAGCCGTACCTGTGGTCGGACTCTGCCATCTACCGCTACATGGACGAGGCGCACAAGTGGTTCCACCGCTGGACTGAGGGCATCGAAGATGCCACCAGCGGGTTCACGCAGCTGGCTGTCACACCCGGGGTGGAGCTGTTCACGCTCTCCCCACTCATTCTGAAGCTGCGCTACGCGCGCCGCGCCGACAACGGCCGGCCGGTGGAGATCATGTCGATCGAGAAGGCCTCGCAGTCGGGCGTGCTGCTCGGCCAGCGCACCGGCCAGGTCACCCACCTGATCACCGGCGAGAGCAAGGGCAAGGTCCGCGTCTGGCCCACGCCCAGCGAGACCGTCACCATCAAGCTCGGCACGTTCCGCCTGCCCGAAGCAGCCATCGACGGCCCGGGCGTTGAGTTCGATCTCGACGACCAGCACCACCTGGCGCTGCTCGACTGGATGCGCCACCTCGCGTACTCGCGCCACGACGCAGAGACGCTCAACGTCAAGCTGGCCGACACCCACGGGGCGCTGTTCCGCAGCTACTGCGAGAAGGCCAAGATCGAGCAGCAGCGAGCCCGGCACCCAGCCGGGTCCGTTATGTACGGCGGAATTTAATTACCTAAGAGGACTTCACCATGTCATTGCAATACTCATCTGCTATCAACCTCGCCCGCCTCGACCTCGCCGAGTCGATCCCCGGCACTGCACCCTCGCTGCTGATCTTTTCGGGCGCTGTGCCAGCCAACGCTGCCGCCGCTGACCCGACCGGTTTGTTGGCCACGCTTGTGCTGCCGTCCGACTGGATGAACGCCGCGTCTGGCACCACCAAGACGCTGCTGGGTACATGGACCGGAACCGCTTCGGGCGGCGCCGCTGCTACCCCACAGTCCTTCCGCATCAAGGCCGGCGCGACCTGTCACATCCAGGGCACCAGCGGCATCAACACCGTGATCGCCACCAGCGCCCTGACCGCAGCCAACGGCAACGTGTTGAACTTTGCTTCGACCACCGGTGCTGCGGTCGGCCAGAATGTGAGCGGAGCCGGTATTCCGGTAGGTGCAACTGTGGTCGCCCTGACCGGCACCGCCGTAACCATCAGCAACACGTCGACCGCAGGCGTCGCCAGCGCGGCTTCGATCACGTTCAGCTCCGATCTGCCCGTCAACGGCACGATCACCAGCGGCCAGACGATCACTGTGTCGAGCTTCACCCTGACTGCTGCGAATACTTGATCGGTTGAGTCATGGCCATCACCACCCGCGACCAGCTCATCGACGCGCTGGGGAACAACAGCAGCCGAGTTGTCATCGACAAGGCCAGCCTGGCCAACCAGCTTGCCGGGCGCTATATCTCGCTCTGGCGAGCCACGGGCCAGCCGGGACAGGGCGCGATCCCCACCGCAGCAGCGATCTGCAACAACACCCTGACGGGCGCGGTGCAGTTCAACCAGCAGACCGCGCCCGCCACGTCGTATCTCGGCTATGCCGAAGTGCTGAACAGCAACAACGTCAGCACAATCGAGTTTCACGACCGGCTGGCGCACATGGGCGGTCTGGTGCTCAACGTCACCACATCGCAGACCGTGACCGGCATGGACCTGTCCACGCTTGGCCTGGTGGCAGAGCGACGCGGCGATGCGAACTTTTCCGACATTCAATGGTGGCTGGAGGTGTACACCGACGGCGGGGCAACAGCATCGAACGCGACCATCAATGTGACGTACAACGACGGCACAACCGGCAACCTGAACGTGCTTGCTGTGGGCGGCACCGTCCGCGCCGGCAACTGGTTCAGCCTGAACGGCATTGATCCTGCCGCCGGGAAGTTCATTCGCGGCATCAACTCCGTGATCCTGAGCGCCAGCACCGCCGCTGCCGGCAACTTTGGCTTCACCGCCACGCGGCTGCGAGCGGCTTGTTTCGCGCCGCTGGCAAACTCCAAATACACGAACGACTGGGCCGCGCTGGGCTTGCCTGAGATTTACAACGCGTCGTGTTTGCAGCTCGCCGTGATTGGCGCCAACACAAGCAGCGGACTTCTTCGCGGCGCGGCAAAAATCGCTCACGGGTAAGCCATGAGCATTCCCGGCCCTGAGCGCGATCTACCCGCCGGGTTTCGCGGCGGTGCGGACGCCTGGGACACCTACGCCGGCTCGCTGGTGGTAGACGAGTTCTTTGCATCCCTCACCGCGCCCGTCTTCACGGTGCAACCTAGCGACCAATCTGCCGCCGTTGGCGCCACCGCCACATTCACGGCAACCGCCACTGGCGCTGTGTCGTTTCAGTGGCAGCGGCTCGCACCCTAACCTGAGAACACCATGAATAAAATCATCGCCATCACTCTCGCGCTGGGCCTTAAGCCATGAACCTACTCACTGAAATCCAAGCACTTGACCCGGTGCTCGTTGCAAGCCGGGACACGCAAGCCATTGCCGACGCGCTCAGTGTCGGGCGCACGAAACCCAGCACACGCGAAATTGGCAACGGCACGATTCTTGAAGTATTGGGCCTGGCCGCTGGGAATGCGCTGCTGGACGCGATCAACAACGCGCCCGACTTCCGGCACGTCAAGCCACTGGTGGAGCAAGGCCGGTTGATTATTGGGGGCCCGCTGGTGGCCGTTGCATTGATGGGCATGGTTGCCGGTGGCGTTATCACCCAGGCCGACGCCGACAAGCTGCTGGCGATTGCTTCGGTGCCTGACCCGGTTTCTGAATTCGATGTGCGCCGGGCCGTTTGGTCTGACGCTGGGGAGTACCTTGCATGACCATCACCACCCTCATCAAGAACCCGCGCACACTCATTGCAGCGGCAACAAGCAACGCAGCAGCAGCCACCACCAACGGCACACCGATTGACCTGCGCACGCGCTCGGGCGGGATGCTCACGATCAAGCTCACGAACGGCGGCACAGGCCCCACGATTCAAGCTGTGGCAAACATCCTGATCGCACACGATGGCGGCACAACGCCAGCTGGCGGCAGCGCTGGCACGGTGTGGAAAACGATCTGGTCATTCGGTGGTGGCACTGTAGCCAACACCATCACCGAGCAGTCGATTGCGATTGATGCGGCGGTTATGCACATTCATGTGCAAGTAACAGGAAACACTGCGCAGGCTGTGGTTTGCGAAGCATTCCTGAGTGAGTTGACTTCGTTCGACACGGTGTAACCCATGCTGGCGCTTAAAAGCACACGGCTGAGCCAAGGCGGGGCACGCGAGATTGATTGGGGCAATCCGATCACGCGGGGGCTGTTTGACTGGAACACGCCAGATGTGCGAGGCGACATGCTGCCCATCAACGGCGCGGCAATTATCCCAAGTGCAAGCGGCGTTTCTTTCAAGGGCAACGGCACCAACAGCTACTGGCTAAACACTAGGAAAATAGCGCCAATAACGACCGAAGGTACGCTGTTTTCCATCGTCAACGGCAGCACGCCAAACGTAGATGCTAGGATTTACGCTTTTGGCTCAAGCGCTAGCATTACACCAACCCTTTCGCTTCAAACAGACCAACTCAACCGGGTTAACGGAGGTGCTTTTGTTAGGAGTTTGCCGAGTGTGGACTTGACCACCGGACGCCCTGCCTTCGTTGACAACGAGTCTCATGCGTTATTACTCACATTCGACCCATCGGGCCATAATCTTTGGCAAGATGGGGAATTTGCCGCATTCTCCGCTCCTGTAAATAGTTTTGCCGCAAGAGTCCTAGACCGTATCGCTATCGGTTCGCTCTTTAGATCATCTGCCAGTTCGTTTAACGCCGCCCCAACATCTCTTTGCTGCGCGTGGAATAGATCGCTTTCAGACCCGGAAAAGGTCAGCATGTTCGCAAACCCCTGGCAAATCTTCCGCTAAGCCATGCCGATTAGATTTATACCCATTGGCGTAGGCGGCGCACCACCCGCACCAGCTTGGCTAGACATCCCCGGCGCGACCAGCAGCAGCTACACCACGCCCACGCTGACAGCGCCTGACAACGGCGCGCAGTACCGGCTGGTCGCAACCAACGCAGCAGGCAGCACCACCAGCTCGGCGGCGCTGCTGACGGTGACGTCTGGCGTCACAGCCAGCCTGGACACACCCGACGGTGGCGACGGGCTCACATCTGCTGCATCTGTTTCCGTCGGTGCGTCGAGCGCAACGGCCGACGCAAGAGACACGCTATCTGCACTCAGCCAGGTTGGAATCGGCGCAGCAAGCGCAACCACGGACGCAGCCGACAGGCTCGCAAGCGCTGCACAAATTGCCATCGGCGCGACAAGCGCGACAACCGATGTAGCCAACACGCTTGCGGCCAGCGTCAACATTATCAGCGGGGTCGATGCAGCAAGCGCCACGCCCGACGCACCGGACACGCTGGCCAGCGCTGCACAAATTGCCATCGGCGCTTCGCTGGCGAGCATTGACGCATCAGACCGGCTGGCGGGCGCGGCCCAGCTTGCCGTCAACGCGACAAGCGCAACCACCGACGCAGCTGACCGGCTTACTGCTGAAGCCTCGTCTGTCAGCGGGGTGTCCGCCGATACCAACATCGCTGAGCGCGCAGAGACTGTGTCGGGAGCTGCGCAAGCTGCAGTCAACGCCACAAGCGCGATCACCGACCGTGCAGACGCTGTGTTGGGCGCGTCCCAACTTGCACTCAACGCCACAAGCGCGACCACCGACGCAAGAGACACGCTCACAGCCAGCGCCAGCATTGTCAGCGGGGTCGAGGCCTCGGCTTCCATCGCAGAAGCTCCCGACGCCGTCTCTGGCGCAGCGCAAGCCCTGGTCGCTGTCTCCTCAACAATGGTGGACGCGGGTGAGGTTGTGTCCGCGGCAGCGAGCGCTGCCGTCAACGCCACAAGCGCCACCACTGATTCCCGCGATACGCTCACCGCCAGCGTAGAAGCGGCCAGCGGGGTCGTCGCCTCTCTGGCTGCTACCGACCGCGCCGACACGGTGCTGGGTGCGGCGTCGATCCCGCTCGCCATAGCTGCGGCAATCAACGAGGCAGGCGACCGTGTAGCAGGCGCAGCGACGACGGCTCTGGTAGCCACAGCGTTGATCCGCGAAGCGGCGGGCGGCGTCACGGGCGCGGTTGCTCTGGCGGTGAACGCCACCGCGTCTTTGCCTGAAGGCAGGGACACGCTTCAGGCCAGCGCGAGCAACGAGACGGTCGTGTTCGCCAACGCGACAACGGTTGACCGCGGCGATCGGGTTTCTGCTGCGGCGCAGATCGGCGTGGGTGTAGCGGCCACCATAGTTGACGCGGGCGACCGCGTGTCAAGCGCCACCCAGGTAGCCGCTACGGCGTTCCTCGCAGCCATCGAGCAAGCTGACGCGCTGGCTGGCGAAGCGCGTATCAGCCTGATGGCGTTCTTGGACAATATCGACAGGCTAGACAGGCTTGGCGGCTCGGTCCAGGTACTTGACCCAACGACCGGCCCGCCGAACGATCACGCCTACTTGTCCATCGCCGACCCTACAAGGTACCGGTCGGTGGCCGACTCGGGCCGATACCTGTCAGTTGCAGATCCAGACAGGTACATATCGGTCGCCGCGGCGGTAAAATACACATCACCCGTGTCTTGATCCAGCAAGGAATTACCCATGGCCACCGCAAGACCCGTCATCACCAACAGGTTCCCAAAACAACCCCGCGAAATCAGGTGGTTCACGATCACGTTCGCCGATTTACTCCTGGCTTACGCAGATACCCCACGTGCGATTGCGCCGATCGAGTTCGACACAATCCCCGCCGGCATCGCGATTGACGAGCAGTTGTTCACCCCGGCGACCGGGCTGCTGGACCTTCTGATCAGTGGCGGTACAGACCTGACGGACTACCTACTCACGGTCTGGCTCCATACGGTGAGCGGGCAACGGATAGAGCACCAAGTGACGGTCAGAGTCAAAGAACTGCTGAAGTGATAACGCTCTAAGCTCTAAGATAGAACCACTACTATGAAGCTCACACTCAAACACGCCCCGCCCAAAGGCTTCGCCAAACGCGCATTTCATGAGCTGACGGCCTACCGGCTTGTCACCCACTACCCGCACAGCGGCATCGTCATCGGTGACCAACTGCTGCACACCAACCTGTCCGCGGGCGTTCATAACGAGACGTTCATCCCCCAAGGTTGGGACTTGTTCGACGTGCCCGGTGGCGACGACGAGCTGGCCTGGGACCGCTTTAGGTTTGCCTTCGGCATGCCCTACGACATTTTCAGCCAGTTCGCGTTCGTCATCCCCAACAGCGCCCGCGACTCCAAACGCTTGTACTGCTACGAGCTGACGTGGTTTTTGTTGACCGGCGAGATGCCCAAGCAGCGCATCACACCCGAAGACTTGCTGGCCTTGATTTCAAAAGGAAAAAAATAATGGAATCGCAAGACCTTTTCAATATGGCCGCTGGGTTTTTGGGCGCCATCGGCGGATGGCTCTTAAACACCATGTGGCAAGCGGTGCGCAGCCTTGAAACAAAGGTCGCCGCGATAGACGTCTTGGTGGCTGGGCAATACATGCGCAAAGAAGAGGCGACTCGGATGTTTGACGCGCTCTTCACGAAGCTCGACAAGATTCAGGATGCCATCGAAAAGAAAGCGGACAAGCCATGACATTCGATGAAGCATTCACAAAGCTGCTTGGTCACGAAGGCGGGTACAGCTTTCACCCGGCTGACCCCGGAGCCGAGACGATGTGGGGCGTGACTGCCGCCGTGGCGCGTGAGGCTGGTTACACCGGCTCAATGCGCGACCTCGGGCAAGACCGGGCAAAGAAAATCTATCGGCTGAAATATTGGGACGCGGTGCAGGCCGACGAGTTGCCGCCAGCGGTGCGTTACCCGGTGTTTGACGCTGCCGTGAACTCCGGCGTCGGGCAGTCGGCCCGATGGCTACAGCGAGCGCTGGGCATTGCCGATGACGGCAAGATCGGGCCGCTCACGATTGCCAGCGCCCGGCAGGCCGACCCGCACGCGCTGGCGAAACGGATGCTGGCACAGCGGTTGCGCTTCATGACCAGCCTGAGCCACTGGCCTAGTTTTTCTCGCGGGTGGGCTCGGCGCATTGCCGACCTGATGGACGCATGATCGAAAAAGACCGCTGGAAAAACCGCCGCCGCATGGCATGGCTGGCGCTGCTGGCCGGGCTGGCGTTTCCGCTGCTGTTGCTCTACACGGACTCCGAGCAGCTTGGCGCGGTGGCTGGTGCGTTTTACGCTTTCGCTGGCGCGGTGGTTGCGGCCTACATCGGCTTTGCGACCTGGGATGACGTGGCAGTCAAGGAGCCGCAATGACATGGACGATTCTGAAACCCCTGGTTGCCCTCACAGCTATTGCCATCTCACTTGCTGGGTCTGCATGGTACGGCTACAGCAAAGGCAAGCAATCAGGGATAGCGACTACCCAGGCGCAATGGGACGCGGAGCGCCTGGCGACACAGACGGCCCGCGCGAACCAGGAAGCGAAAAACCGACAGATCGAACAGGAGCTGAATGATGCGACCGAAAAACACGGCCAAGAAGTTGCCGCTCTCAGCGTCGCTGTGGCTGCTGCTGACACTCGCGCTCGCGCTGCTGCTGCCGGGCTGCGCAGCGCCACCCAAGCCGCTGCCAACCGCGCCCGTCAAGTCTGTGCAGCTCCCGGCGCTTCCGAGCTACGCCCGCCAACCGATGACCCCATCGGCGTGTTGGCCGACGTGCTTGGACGCATTGACGACCGAGCGACTGATCTGGCAAGAATTGCTGACGACCGGGGTCTTGCCGGGCGTGCCTGCGAGCGCGAGTTCGATACCGCCCGCGACAAACTGAATCGATGACGCAAAGCCAGTGGAGGGTGCTGTCGTTGTGCGGGGCTGCCATTGGACCTCGCTATCCAACCCCCCACCGCCCAGGGAGCAGATGAACCAGTCGAGTTCCCTGGGCACCTATTTCTCTAAGCTCTAAGTTAGAATCCAAGCGATGAAACCGATCAAGTCCTTCAACGGCCTGCACAACGTCAGCGACAAGCTGCGGCTGGGCCTTGGGTGGCTGGATCAGGCCGACAACATCGACATCACCGACACTGGCGGCATCGTCAAGCGCGAGGGCTACAGCCGGGCGCTGCCCGGCGCGTTCACCAGTGCGTTCAGCACATCCGACTTCTCGCACATGTACGTGGTTGACGGCGGTGCGCTCAAGGCCATGACCGGCCCGGCCACGGCGGTGACGCTCCAGACCGGCTTGGCTGCCGCACCGATGCACTGGGCCGAGATCAACGACCAGGTGTTTTTCAACAACGGCACCGACGCCGGAATCATCAATCCTGACAACGAGGTTCTGGTGTGGCGCTGGGGTTCACCGCCCGCAGGCGACGACAGCACCTACTTCACCTACCGGCTGGCCGACGGCCGCATGACCGGCGTTGGCAGCGGTGCAACTGGCCCAGCCCCTGCCGGTGCAGCACTGGTGAAGTTCACGCGCGAACTCCAGACTGAGGCGGGCGAAGACGCCAGCGCGGTGTTCACCAACGACCAGCACGGCGACTTGATGACCGCTGGCCTTGACGCACTGCCTTTCGGCGCCGACGTGATCCAGGCCTGGAAGGGCCGCATCTATGCCGCGCAGTATTTCCCCGAAGCCGACCAGACCGCGCTGTGGTTCTCGCAGCCGCTGGGCTTTCACCTGTTCGATCTGGCCAAAGACGTGGTGCTGGTGCCCGGCCGAATCCTGATGCTGGCCCCCACCGACGACGCGCTGCTGATCGGCACCGCCTCGAGCATCTACGCCTACGACAACACCAAGCTGGAGACGCTCGCCCCCTACGGCGTGGTGCCCGGCCAGCACTGGTCGGCGGACGACAAGCAAATCTACTTCTGGTCAACGCGGGGCCTTTGCACTGCGTTGCCTTTCAAAAACATGACCGATCGGCATGTGTCAGTCGCCCCCGGCGTTCGTGCTGGCGGCGCTGTCGTGCAACGAGGTGGCCAACGCCGATATGTCGTGGCCATTCAACAGGGCGGCTTGCCCTTCAACGCTTTTTAAGGAGCCACCATGACCGTCCGACTCTCGACCCAACTGCGCAGCAATCTTGCAGGCACCACCGGCTTTGCCGCCACCTTCGCCAACGGCGTCATCGACATTTACACCGGACCTCAGCCCGCGTCCGCTGATTCAGCGGCAAGCGGCACGCTGCTGGGCACGGTGACGCTGAGCTCGGGCGCATTCACACCCGGCTCACCAACCAATGGTCTGACGTTCGCTGCAGCCTCCAATGGGGTTGTAAGCAAATCAGGGACGTGGAGCTTCAACGGAATTGCCGCCGGCACCGCTGGCTGGTTTCGACTGCGCGCAAATGCGGCAGATAACGGGCTGCTGTCGACAACGCTGCCTCGGCTCGACGGCTCTGTCGCTGTCAGTGGAGCCGACATGAACTTGTCCAACATCGCGATTGCGGTCGCGGCGCCGAACACTATCGACTCGTTCACCTGGACCCAGCCCGCAAGCTGATAGACGTGGAGCACAGGCTTATTCGAGGGGGTGAACAGTATCTCCCCTTTGCGCGGAACTGCATCAAAAGGTTGCTTGCGACGGGGATGCCCTACGCATCGCAGAAGTTTGAAATGGGCGACGCGACTGTCAGAGTCTGGATCGAGCCTGGGCACCAGTACCTGTCAATCGAAGGGAGCGGGTCCATGAAAATGGACAGTGGGGTGGTAGATATGCTGCACGTAGCGCCAACCCTGCAAGAACGGTTTTTGCCCGGAATCCTGCACTATTCAGACTACGTGATAGCGTACAACGCGCCGTTCATAAACGCCACGTCCTCGACGCCCCCGTGGTATCTGAGGGAACTCCCCGGCCCTGGAAATGCCTCTGGGGAGCTCACGACGACCAGACCGCTGCGCGGTCGTGTCCGGTCCGACCATTCGCAAGCCAGATCTTTCTCGCCCAGAAAAATAATCGACGCAACCACGACCCCTCCAACCTCCGAAGCAGACCCGCAGGACGACGACCTGTTTGAGAAGAAGCAGATGGC